TGAAAATGAATGTAGAGCTTTTGTTTTTAGTATATATTTAAACGATGTTGAAGATGGAGGAGAAACAGAATTCTTACACTTTTCTAAAAGAGTTAAACCTAAAACAGGTAGAATAGTTATATGGCCTGCTGCTTTTCCATATGTTCATAGAGGCAACTCTCCATTGTCAGGAGAAAAATATATACTTACTTCTTGGATGATGTTGAGATGATAAAAATAATAGATAATTTTTTTGAAGATATTTTATTTAAAAATATTCAAAATCATGTAACAACAAAACTATCTTTTGAACCTAGGTTTTTAATAGATAGTAAAGAAAAAAATAAAAATTCTTATTATGGAATGAGATTTGTATTAAACAAAGATCCTAATTTATTTAAAACTTTTATCGATCAAGCAGAAAAAAAATTTAAAATAAAGATTAAAAAAATACATAAAGATTGTGGTGTAGATATAAGAAATTTAGAAAATTTCATACCTCATACAGATAGTGCAATAGGAGCTAAAATAAATATTTTAATAATGTTAAAAGGACCAACTGCTACTACTAATGGAACGGTTTTTTATCACGGAGATGAAAATCATTGTGAATTAGATATTCATGTAGGTTTCAGAGAAAATAGAGCTATTTTATTTCCTTCAGATTGGATACACTCTGCTCACGCAAATAATCAACCTGATTTAAAAAGATATTCGGCTAGTTTATTTATAACTAATTATGAAGAAGAATAAGAAGTAGGTCTTTCACCTAATCTAGCAATTTTTTCAGCTTCAGTTTCATCTTCCGCATTATCATTATCCCAATTGCTTTGTATTTTTGCTAAATGAGCAGCATCCCATCTTGAAATAAATTGACTATTAAAATCACCTAATTCAGATGCAGCCCAAGTTGCATGAGGGGTTTCATCTCTGTGTTCTACTGAATCATTATAATCATGATCATCGTCTTTGTATTGAATTGCCCAAATGTTAGACCATTTGTCTTGACTCCAAAAAGAATCATCATTACTAATTATATAAGAACCTTGATCACTTCCTGTTCTT